CCCGTGCGGCGTCCCCTGCGGCGTCCCCTGCTGCGGCCCCTGCTGCGGCCCCTGCGGCGTCCCATGCGGCGGCCCCTGCGGCGCTTGCGTCACGTCGAGCGGCCTCAAGGACTGGCATCAGCGATGGGCAACGCGCGAAATCTGTGATTTCCGGCATGGCCGCGAGCGCGTCTGCATGGATGGTCAATCCAGCCAATCGCAACCACGCGGTCGTGTGAACACGGATCAGCCAATCCATTGCCATTGTCGCGCGTCGGGTTTCCAACGTGGAAGATCCCGTCGTATTGACCAGGCGAGGGATTAAAGGCCGCAGCAAATCGGAGCGTCGATCATCGGGGAGCGCGTCGTTCCAGCTACGTAAGAACGCGGAGATGACGGGGCAGGCGCAGACCGGCGCGTCAGACCACGGCTCACCAGCGACAAAGGCGACTGCTTCCATTATGCACATCGCTTCATGATCGTTATGCGAGCCTTTCGCGATCGGCTCGGCCAGCACTTTTGCGAGCCGGGTTTCGTTAATTTCAAACATTAGGGTTATCCTTCCTTGTTACGGTTGCGTGTGTTGGATTGCGTCTGGTCACGACGGTTGCTGCGCCTTTGCCCCAGAGTGTGCGGGCCATGGACCCGATCCGGCGGGCGGTTTCCAGGCGCGAGAACGGTCCATCGGGCAGTTCGATCAGCACCGTTTCGCCGGGCATCATTGCCGCAATGATCGGTCTGGCAACGAACAGGGCGCCGGATATAGGCGTGTGCGGCTTGTTGACGCGCGGCGACGACATATTCGACCCCTCCATCTCCGAAACGATAGACGTTTAATCCGTCGCGGTGCAACCCCGAAATGTCGAATTAGACGTTTTTTCGGTTGACGGGATGGATCGGCGGCGATATGGGATTGACCGGGCCGGGGCATAGCCTCAGTCTGGATTTTCGGTGGACGACGGACCGGCAAAGCCCGCCGCCACTTATGTCTTAGTCGCGTTGGAGGCGACTGCGAGCGACCGACATCCCAGATATGGGTATTTCGGCTGATACGCAAGCACCTCCCGTAATTTGTGGAGGATGCGTTGATACCAAAGCCAGTTTGCATCGGATGCGGGAAGTCTCCCTCAGAGATCGAAGAATACACTGATCCCGAGATCATCGGGGATATGACACCTGATGACTACGTCCGCGCCGAGGAAGGCACATACAATCCGGACAATGGGCACTTCGCCTGCACCGCCTGTTATATCGCCATGGGTCAGCCGTCACGGCGATACCCGAATCGGTGGATTGCGCCATGAGCGACACGAAGACCTATTCTCTTGCAGTTAGCGGGACGGCCATGCTCGCTCGCGCATTTCGGAATACCAGTGTCTCACAGCGACCGGATGGCACGCCAGATAACGCCTTCCGGCAGTTTCAGGTTGAGGTTCGGGCTCTTCGAAGGGACCATCCATCTATGAGCATCAGATTCGAGCCAGAGATAGTCGGTATGCAGGAGGAACTGCGCACTCAGTATCAAATGGCACGCGACTGGTTGACTGAGATCGGAATGCCATGGTTTGTGAGGCACGTCCCATGAGCGACGATCAATCAGGCTTCGATACGTTCTGGGGCGCCTACCCCCGCCGAACTGGTAAGGGTGCCGCACGCAAAGCGTGGGCAGCAGCGATCAAACGGGAGGATGGCCTGGCGATCCTGCATTGCCTTTACGCTCAGATCGACGCCGGCATGTTCGATAAGGAATCGCAATTCATTCCGCACCCGCGAACGTGGCTTTGTCAGGATCGCTGGTCTGACGACATCGTGCAGCGCAAGCGTCCCGCGTTCCGCAACGGCGCGTTGGAACTCCTGGCGCAAGAGCATGAGGCCGGCGCGTTCATCGAGGCCGATGTGGCACAGATCGAGGGGCCGGCACATGCCCGTTGAACCCGGCGCGCTGCGACCGCCGAAGGAACACGATTATGTCAGGTGGCATTGGTTGAAGGATCACACAGGAGAATTGCAACCGGCTTATTGGTCGAATGGTCAGCAATTCTGGTGTCCGTGGAACAGTAGAACGCAGTTCGGGCTCGGAGATATGTGGTTCTGCGGGTTTCGCTACCACGGCCCATGCACCCCCGACGCCATCGTGGTGGACCCGGAGGATGAGACAATGATCGAATTGATTTGTCGTGCGTATGCAAAAGAAGTTAGGTGCTCCTTTGTTAATCAATCATGGCCTTTTTACAAGCCAGTAGCCCGCGCCATCATCACCGCACTTCGCGACGCGGCACGGGGAGCGGGCGGATGACTAAAGCCACCCGCGGCGCCGTCCGAACGTGGCTGCTGACCCTCATGGCCCGGCAGGCACCGCAATCCGAGCATGATGTAAAGGCTGCAATCGCGCTGTCCCTACCGTCGCTGCAACTCAAATTCCCGGCTGAGGCGTTCTGTCAGGCGTCCATTGATGTGATCGCCGCAACCGAGCGGTTCTGGAACGAGGCGGGCGTCACGAAGGCCCTGGACGCATGGTGGCGCGAGAACGACACCACGCCCGTCCGTAGCCTACATCCAGAGGCCGAGACGGCCCCTGTGAGCGACCCGGCGAAGCACTGGCTTGCCGGCTTCTACACGGCTGCGGACGACCACCACGCGACCCGGCAACTGGATCTGATCCGTGCCTACTCTGCCGAGGCATATGGCTATTTGGTGCAGCACGACCACCGCGCCGCGTCGATTGCCGTTTGGCGCAAATGGGAGGTGCCCTACGCGCCCAGCGACCTCGCGAACGATTGGGATGACGAACAAGGCATCCGCGAGCGTGTGCGCAAACTGGCATCTCTTGATCGTTCGTCCGGTCTGTCCTCGCTGGTCTGGAAGGTCGCGGCCAACACGTTGATCCAGGCCGTTCGGCACCACGCGCCGCAGCATCGAGACGCGCTCGTAGACGAGTTGAAGTCGCTGCGTGACGGTCGCGCGGCAGAACGATCCGCGCCGGTCGCGGTAACGCATGGCATGTTTGGAGCTTGATATGGCGCTCAATCTGACTTCCTGCACCTCGATCCGCGAGCCTGGTTTTTCACAGAGCGAGTGTCTGGATTTGGCGCGTTGGCTTGAAGTTCCTGACTGCGTGATCAGCCGTGACCCTGAAACATGCGATGAGTGCGGCGCCGTCATCTTGTGTGAGCGTGAGACGTTATCTCCACGTCAACGCGACACCATCGTTGCCGCGCTCCGGGCTTATGCGAAGTGAAGCGGTCATTTACTCGCGAGGAAGCCTACACCGCATCTATGGCGGCGAAGGCGGCACGGGAGTGCGCAAGAACGCCAGAGCATAAAGACAACGCGGTGAGGATTGCCAAGACGACACTCGCCAAGGAGATCGCCGCCGCGAAACGCGAGGCCGCAACTACACCGCTTTACAGGAGATGGCCGGATGATGTTTGACCAGGATGCGTATGCGGAGTTTTTGGCGAGTAAGGCGCAGAGTCAAACGCATGACGGGTTTGCACCGTCCTTCCTCCCGAGTTGCCTGAAAGACTTTCAGGGCAGTCTTACGGAATGGGCAGTATGGAAGGGTCGCGCGGCGTTGCTGGAGGACTGCGGCCTTGGCAAGACGCTTCAGCAGCTTGTGTGGGCTGAGAACGTCGTGCGCCACACCAATCGCCCCGTGATCGTATTCACCCCGCTTGCCGTTGCTTTCCAGACGGCACGCGAGGCTATCAAGTTCGACATTGAAGCGCACGTATGCCTTGATGGGAAGTTCCGACCGGGGATCAATATCGCCAACTACGAACGGCTACACTATTTCGATCCATCGGACTTTGCCGGCGCCGTGTGTGACGAAAGTTCGATTCTGAAATCATTTGAGGGCACGCGCCGGTTACAGATTACCGAATTTATGCGAAAACTGCCCTATCGGTTGCTTTGCACCGCGACTGCGGCACCAAACGAATATACGGAACTTGGCACCAGCAGTGAAGCCCTTGGCTACCTCGGCTACATGGACATGCTGACTAGGTTCTTTAAGAACAATCAGGGCAATTCCATCAATCCAATGATAATCCGTCGTAAGGGTCTGAATTATCGGGTCCTGGACGACAACGCCAAATGGCGGTTCAAAGGCCATGCCGAGATTCCATTCTGGCAATGGGTTTGCTCGTGGTCGCGCGCTGTCCGAAAGCCATCCGATCTAGGATTTGATGACGGAGAGTTTGCATTACCGCCGCTAATTGAGCGTCAACATTTGGTGAACACAAAGACGTTGCCATCCGGCAAACTCTTTGCCCTTCCCGCAGTTGGGCTACATGAACAGCGCGAGGAACGGCGCCGGACCATCACGGAACGATGCGAACAAGCCGCACACCTCGTCACACCCACCGGCAAGCCTGCGATCGTGTGGTGCCACCTCAACCCCGAAGGCGATCTATTGGAGCGCCTGATCCCAGGATGCGTCCAGATCAGCGGGCGTGATGACGATGACGAGAAAGAACGTAAGTTCATGTCGTTCATCACCGGAGAAAGGCGTGTGCTGGTCACAAAGGGAAAGATTGGTGCATGGGGGTTGAACTTTCAGCACTGCGCGCATGTCGTGACGTTTCCTACGCACTCTTTCGAGGAATACTATCAAGAGGTGCGGCGTTGCTGGCGGTTCGGTCAGGTCAATCCGGTGACGGTGGACATCGTGACAACTGAAGGCGAAAAAGACGTGATGGCGAACCTGCAAAGGAAAGCGGCGGCAGCAGATCGCATGTTCACAGGTCTCATCTCACACATGAACGAGGCTATGTCCATCGACCGAAGCCTGAACTTCACACAATCGGAGATATTGCCGTCATGGCTGTAAACAATCAGGAAGTCACGTCGCGATGGGCAATTTACCAGGGGGACTGTATCGAAAGCATGGCGAAGTTGCCATCCGGTAAGATCGCGCATTCTGTCTATTCTCCTCCATTCGGAGGGCTGTTCCAATATTCATCCTCTGACCGTGACCTATCCAATTGCCTTGGATACGAGGCGTTTTTCAAGCACTACGCTTTCGTTGTGCGAGAGTTGGCGCGCGTGACAATGCCTGGTCGCATGACGGCGGTTCACTGCATGGACGTGCCAAGTGGCAACACTGGCACGGATCATATGATCGACTTCCCTGGTGACATCATCCGACTGCACGCGCGCGAAGGATGGTTCTACTGCGCCCGATATGCGATATGGAAAGAGCCTCTTGCGGTTCGCAATCGCACGATGGCCAAGAACCTCGCGCATCGCACCGTGGTCGAGGACAGTTCGCGATGCACGAACGCAGCGGCAGACTATCTTCTGGTGTTCCGGCGCAAGGGGACCAACCCAGTCCCGATCATTCATCCTATCGGATTGACTGAGTATGCCGGCTGGCGTCAACCTCCAACCGCCGTTCTTAAATATAGGGGATGGACGGGAAACCAGATTGAAAACCGTTTCTCTCATTGGATATGGAGACAATACGCATCTGCGTTTTGGGATGACATTCGATTAGATCGTGTGCTTCCGTTCCGGGACGCGAAAGATGAAAATGATGAGAAGCATGTTCATCCGTTGCAACTCGACGTGATCGATCGGTGCCTTACTCTGTGGACCAACCCCGGCGAAACGGTTTTGACGCCATTCATGGGCGTTGGATCGGAAGTGTGGTCCGCTGTCCGTATGGGACGTCTCGGGATTGGCTATGAACTAAAGCCGACTTATTTTGTCCAGGCGAAACGTAATCTGGCAAATGTTGATGTCGTCAAGCCGGACCAGGAAGACATGGACTTCATGCGGCACGAGGTCACTTTTGAAGAAAGCATGTTCGACTCCCTCGCCGAGCCAGAAGAAGCCCTCACGCCGTTGTTCGGTTAGGGGGACACGATGGCGTGATGTGAATAGGTGGAATTAAGTGCCGAAAGAATTTAATCCAAAAGCATTTGGAGACAGGATTCTCGCGAGGATGCAGACAGATGGTCTGTCCTATAGGAGTCTTTCGGTAATTACCGGATTGGATTCGGCAATTATTTATAGAGTAGCAAACGCCAAACAAGAACCAAAGATCGAGACGTTTCTAAAAATAGTCAGGTGGCTTCACAGCCAGCATAAAACCACAAACGGAGATGACGGATGAAATGGCCATCACTGATACCGTTCACCATCGGGCCTGATGATGACCCATACCTGAAGCGTTGGTTTATTATCCCGCGCAATCCATGGTTCAACGTCTACCTACATCATTTCCATAGGTCTGATGATGACCGGGCGCTGCACGACCATCCATGGATCAACATATCAATCTTGCTCACGGGTTCCTACCGGGAACACATGCCGGCCGGCGTTGTGAAATTGCGTCATCCATGGCGTCCGTGGGCGTTCTGGCGCCTTCCTATGCGTTGGCCTACATCTTCGCATCGTGTTGAACTGATCGATGGAAAGCGCGTCTGGACGCTGTTTCTGACCGGTCCGAAAGTGCGCAAGTGGGGTTTCCATTGTCCACAGGGATGGATACCGTACGAGGAATTTGCGATTTTTACGGAACATGGCAACCGAATCGGTAAAGGCTGCGGCGAATGATTGACCGTATCCTCGATGCCGCCCGCCTTGTTCCGTTGCTGATATGGTTGACGGCGGCGTGGTTCATTGTCCCGTAAGCCACGAGCCGCTGCCAAGCCGATCGGTTCTCCGCTCCCCGCTGATTGGCGCACGGCGCTCAGTTACCGCGTTGGCCTCATGCTCGCGAAGGTGCCGCAGGGTGACTATGAGACCGCCGCACGCGCGTTCGAGGCCCATGCGCGCGGGCGATTGAGTGAGGACTGGCGGACAGAATGGCGGAC